ACCCAAGGCCCACTGCCATGTACTCGATGCGAGACAGCAGGTTGTCGTATGCCGACGAGCCCATGTGGTCGTAGATGTACAGAGGCATCGAGTCGACGTAGGCTCTTGCCGTCGAGTACTCGCTGTCGTTGAGCGACGAGTCGAAGTCTGCCTCCAGCGTCGGCTTGCCGGTGGTGAGTCGGAGCTGGTTCAGGGCCTTGAACGCGAACGTGCGGCGTACCGGCTTGTTCACGATCAGCGACACGATGTCGTCAACAGTCTCCGATGGGGATTCCTCGAGCATGATCATGCCGACAGGACGGCCTGCCGACAGGTGATGCATGGCAAGCTCTCGGATGATCGTAGACTTTCCGGAGCCAGTGCCCGAGGTCCACAGGGTGATCTCGCCGCCGCGTTGACCGATCAGGAAGTCCGTCAGTGCAGGCCACGGGAACTCCCACACCTCTGTGTTGGTGTGGTCGCAGGACGGGATGTCCTTGACGTGGAGGATGCCATCGGGTCGGTACGCCTGAGCCTGCCAGAGGGCGGTGTCGAGCGCTCGGGCTTCGCTGTTGAGCCACATCTCGTTGGCGTCCTTGCGAGGCAACGTGGCGATGCGGCCCTTGCCGGGAGGCAGGATCTCCGCCACGGCCTTGGATGCTGCACGGCCTGGCTCGTCGTTGTCGAAGCACAGAACAACCTCCTCGAAGGAGGAGACGAACTCGTAGTTGTTCTTGATCGCATTGACGGCTCCCGACGCACCGGTCGGAAGCGACACGACAGGCCACTTGCATTCCTGCATCTGGGCGATGGTGAGGCAGTCGATCTCGCCCTCGGTGATGACAAGCCGTTTGCCACCATGCTTCCACAGGTGCTGGCCCCACAGCGGGGGAGCTCCCATGTCGCCGGTGCAGGTGAACCGCTTGCCCTCGTATCTCACCTTCTGACCCACGATCACGCCATCCTTGATGTAGTTGGCGATCTCGCATCCCGTTCCAGACAGGTAGCCGTAGTGTCGGCATGTCTGGGCGGAAAGCCGTCTGTGAGTCAGGTCCTTGTACTCGCCGCTCATCAGCAGCGTCGTCGGCCTTGGAGTCGTCACTTGCTCTCCGTTGGATGTGTGGTGTCCGCATGCGAAGCAGTGCGTGTGTCCATCGTCGTACACCACTAGGTTGTCACCCTTGTCGTCGTTGCCAGATGCCCGGCACTTGGGGCATGGCTTTCTGTGTGTTACCTTGCTGATGGCTTGACCTCAAGCAGAATGTGTCCTTCTTCGTTCTGCTCGGTGAATCGCTTGCTCACTGTCAGCTTGACGATCTGGTCGTCGTCGTCCCAAAGGACGCCGTTCATGGCGTCAAGAACACCCTTGGCATAGTTGTCGACGTCGCCACGGGGCACGTCGAGGATGCTTGTCTTGGGCTTCTTGACGACGCACTCGACATTGACGTTCAGTCTCTTGTCTCCAAACGACTTGGAGGAGACTGCCATCGATGTCAGGATCGCCGCGATCGCAGTCTTGAACTTGCGGTACACCGGCCCGTAGTACGTCCCGAACCGGCTGACCCTAGGTCTCGAGGCCGGAACGGGGTTGATTTCGATCTTGAGTTTCATCAGAACGGAATGTCATCGGCCTTGATGCCGGGACCCTCATCGAAGACGTCGGTGGCGTTGAATCCGCTACCGGCCTTGTACGCGTTGCGCTCGACGACCTGGACGGCGACGAGGTACGGCTTGATGCCAGCGCCGAAGGCCGACTCCCAGCCGCCGAGACTGAAGGCGACACGGATGCGGTCGTTGGTATTGGCGGTGTCGCAAGGCTGCTTGTCGCTGTTGACGACAGGGACGACGATGTAGTTGCCGGCATCGTCACGACGTGCCTTGGACTTGAAGGAGATGCACGGATCGCCGGTCAGCTTGTCGGCCCGAATGACGGACGACGGATCGATCGTGCGACCGCACTCCTTGCTGAACTCCGCAGCAAATGCGGTGATCTCGGCCTTCATGGCCACGAACTCCGGGTCGTTCTGGTCGAACATGACCGTGACCTTGAAGGTCGGATCGCCGCCCTTGTACGAGTCGGGCTCGACGAGTGCGGGGAACTTGGCGATGCCAGCCGCGCTCTTGAAGCGGGTCTTGCTGAAGTAGATCGAGGGCTTGCCGTTGTTGGTCTTTGCCATGTCTTGTTGCTCCTTAGACGAGGTCGGTGTTGTCGATCTCTGCCGAGATGTGTCCGGAGACGGTCTCCAGATTCGAGATGATTCGAGTCAGCTTCGCGTCGATCTTTCGGATCGACATGTGCTCGAGGCTGTCGTGTAGGTTGCGCAGCTCATCGATTTCCTTGATGAGCATGTCGTTCAGCTTGTCGTTCACTTCTGTTCCTTTGCCAGCGCTGTGTTGGTCAGCGTCATGACGATCTTGAGGCCATGTCGGATGCGCTCCTCCCAGTCCTTGGGGTCCGCACCGCTTTCGATCACCGACTTGGTGATGGCCGTGATCATGATCTCCCAGTCTTTCTGCGATCTCATAGGTCCATGGTCTCCACGAACGGGGTGCCGTCGATCACCACGCCGCATGCTACGATCGGCTTCTTCAGGAATGCAGCACCGTACTGCATTGCCCAGTGGTTGCGGTCGACGCCGCACCCCACGTTCATTCCCCACACTTTCTGAGTTGGTCCTGCCTGGTACCACACGCCACATGAACTGTGGTAATGTCCGATGACGGTAGGCTGCATCCGCATCTTGGCGGCGGAGAATGCGGGGTGTTGGCCTCCGCATCCCTCGCCGTGGTAGTAGTACACGCCGTCGACCTCCGTCGACTCGAGCCAGTTCCAGTTGGATGTCCCGTACAGCATGTTGAACTCCTTGAGGTACAGGGATGGAATCCCCATCTTGGAGTTCAGTCGGCGCACACGGGCATCGTGGTTGCCGATCATCACGGTCATGTCGGGCCACTCGTTGTACAGCCTGTCGATCTGCTTGACCGACTTCTTGTACTCGACGGCAGCACCCTCGTTGTCGGGATGCTTGTCATGGAACGAGATGCAGTGATGGTCGACGATGTCTCCGATGTGGATCGTACGCGTCGTCTTCCACTTCTTCTGCACTGACTTCAGAAACTTGATGTAGTTGTCGTGCATTGCGGGACAGTGCGTGTCCCCGATCACAAGTACTCTTGCCATTAGTTCTCCTGGATCTCCGGAAGAAGGATGACCTTCTTCCTCATTGCATCGGCCAGTTCCCGCATTGCCCTAGCCTCGGCAATGTCTTCCCATCCACGGATGAACGCGACGCCATTCGAGCCGGACAGCAGGATGATGTCGTTGAGGATGGCCTCCACGCGGTATGCAGAGGACGGTTGCGACTGACTGCCGATCAGATCGTCCGATCGGAACACGTCCATCGGGTCGTACCCATTGGACTTCAGCCAGTCATAGGCAGACCGAACAGCTCGAACGTTGCGTGAGTTGACGGATCGGTCGTACCCCGAGATGAGAACTCTGTCCATTTGATGTCCTTTACGATTGTGGCACAGACGATCATCTGCGTCATGTACTGAAGGCTCAGATCCCTTGATTCGTAGCAGCGACGGACGATGGATGGCATGTCGGCTAGACAGGCAGCATCCAGCATCTGAAATGCCTTGCGTTCTCCGATGCCGGGAACACCGGGATAGCAATCGGTTGCGTCTCCTGCAAGGATCTGCATCATCCACGTCATGAACGCACGGTCGTCGTCAACGAAGTACGACGTCTGCTTGTCGGGGTTGCAGTGGAGACCTTCGATCTGATCCAGGTCCTTGTCGACGGTCACGATGACAAAGTCATCCAGCTCCGCAGCCAGCATGCCAATGACATCGTCTGCCTCGATCCCCTGCATCTCGATCGGGTTGTCGTTGTTCCTGACATGGTCACGCAGATCTGTCAGGTGCTTGGGTCGTGGCTTCAGTTCTCGAGAAGCCTTGTAGCCTTCCCACCAGTTCTTTCTGAACGACACACCCTTGCTCATGCAGGTGACGTATGCATCGCATCCTGATGCATCCAGCCAAGAGTCTCTGATCCTCTTGTATTCGTCTATTGCCCAGTCAAGGGGAGCATCTTCATTCAGGATGCTTGATCTGTAGATGATGATGTCTGTGTCTAGAAGAGCGAGTCTCATGAGGTTCCTTCATATAGGC